TACAGCAAAGAAAATTGCTATAGGTGAGGAGTTTAATATAGCCAAGGTTAAGACATCAAAGGCAGCAGCAGAGCAGGAAACAGTAAATGCGGAGGCAGCAGCTACAGCCATTACAGGTATTACAGGTACTCTAATTAAAAATGAGAAGGCTAACGCATTAACGCAGATACTAACCTCCTCAGCAGTGGCTATTGCTGGAGCAGTAAAGGCAGCTCAAGTGCTTCCATTTCCTGCTAATATTGCAGCCGTAATTTCAGGCATTGCATCAGTATCAGCTGGAATAGGCCAAGCAAAAGCACAACTAAGCCAGGCAGGCGGTCCTAGTAGTGGAGGTAGCGGAGGCGGTTCGGTAGCAAGCCTACCAACACTAGCAGCAGGAGTGACAGACCTACGTGCAGGCAATCCTTTAGTCTCGCAATTCTCACAGCCTGCCTTAGATCAATCGGCTCAGGCCAGTGCTACAGCTAGAGCAATACAAGGGCTACCTAGTCCTACCGTATCGGTAGTAGACATCAACACGGCCCAGAGTTCACGAACTGTTAAACTAGCGGAAAGCACCCTCGGATGAAAAACATAATCAAAGATATTGCGCTTCATTGCCCTGAGTGCCACTGCTCGACTGAAAGGACCATTGAGTATTTAATAGCGCAGGGTGATATATCCTACATATCAGAGCACTATCGCGAAGTGTGGTTCTTCTACCTTGAAGCACTCAAGACCCTCAAAAATAAAAAGCAGGCAAGGCTCACCACTTTAGAGCTAATGGATGTCAAACCAGACAAGTTTAAGTATATCCAAAAGTGGGCAAAGAGGGTAAGCCATTCTACCTAAATTATAATCTACCTCCTGATGGTTCTAAATTACATGAATGGAACCATTGCATTTATTCATTTATGGCGAGATCGGGGGAGGTGCTTTCTCAGAAAGTGCTCCTAGTTCTAAGGAGATTCAGCGACAGTTAACCGAATCAAAGGCCACTGATGTAATAGTCCATATATCCAGCCCAGGCGGAGGAGTCTTTGAAGGTTGGACAATCGGAAATATCCTAAAAAATTCAGGTAAGAATACCACAGCAAAGATCGAGGGGTTTTGTGCTTCAATAGCTACTTACATAGCATTGATGTGTAATCGTGTGGAAATGGCTGAGACAGGACGGTTTCTAATACACAACCCGTCATTAGAAATGCAAGGCGAACAGGGGGATTTTGAGAAAGCAGCTAAACAGCTATCAACAATCAAAGATGACCTAGTAAGAGCCTACCGAACCAAGACAGGAATAAGCCCAGAAGATATATCCAAGATGATGGATGAGGAAACCAGCATGACTGCCACAGATGCCATTGATATGGGTTTTGTGGATGATCTGATGGTCCCAATAAAAGCAATAGCAAAATTTGATATAACCAAAAATAAGATGCCAGAAACAAAAAAAGTTGATCTATCCGTACTGGAGAGGATCATTGCAAAAGCGGAGAAGATATTCGTACCGCAAATCATGAACATGAATGTAGAGCTTGAGGATGGTTCGATAATCTTCGTACAAACTGAGGATGGAGAGCTTGAAGGTAAGCCGGCATTTACAACTGATGAAGAAGGTAACGGCACAGACACGCCTGCGCCTGATGGTACTCACGCACTTAGGGACGGACGCTCTATCACTGTAGAAGGTGGTGTAGTTGTCAGCGTTCAAGAGGAAAGCGCAGAGGATAAGCTAACTGCTAAAGTCGCAGAGCTAGAGGAAGCATTGCAGAATATGCAAGCTGAGAAGGATACGGTTGAGGCAAAGCTATCAGAAGGAACTGAGACACTAGCCGCTATCATGACTGAGGTAACTAACCTTAAGAAGATGACCGCAGGCGATACCGCAGCACCTAAGAAGGTAGTGCATGAGCCTAAGAACAAGTTCAATGAGCCTGCGACTAAAGGCCACTCGCTCGATGGATTTGCAAAAGATTTATTTGCACAATATAAAAATAACTGATCATGCCAGATAGCGCAGTAGGAGTCAATTTTGACTATACATATAACGGAACATTAGAGACAGATGTCATATTCTGTCCAACGGTAGACACACCAGCACTTTCAGACCTGATGGTCGTTAAGACTGGAAGTAAGTATAAGATTCAAGTCGCTTTAGTTGGGTCTATCCAGAATATCATAAAAAAGTATTCTACTTGTGATAGATCGTACTCTGACGGAATTGATATAACCAATACCACAGTAGAGCTTACTCAGCTTGAGCTTAACATGGAATGGTGTAAGGATGACTTTGAGCAGACACTCACAGGTAACATTCTTTCGGAGGATATGCTAAGAACTGGAGTTGACGAGTTCAATCCAGAGGGTACAAAGATTCAGAGCATCATTGACCAATTAGTGAGTGATGCAGCAAGACGAGATACTTTTAGGATTTTCTGGTTCGGTGATTCATCTGATCCAGATACTAACTGGAATCAAATCGAAGGAGCATGGGCTAAGATGATCAGCCAGAATACTCCAGGAAATGCTTATTGCGTACGAAGAACCAGCACCACTCTAGGTACTGGTGCATTAGCATCCGGTATAGCTTTAACAGCTTTACAGGAAGCCTACACTGAGTCAGCTATCGTATTAAAGCAGATGCCTAACTCAATGAAGTATTTCGCGGTTACAGGGTCTGTATATGAGAACTTACTAGCATCTTATGAGGCGAATGTAAACGGTACTGAGCGACAGTTTACTAACCTTACTAACGGTCAGGACGGTTTGACCTATAGAGGCATCAGAGTGATTCCTTTATACGCTTGGGATCAAGCTCTTGACGAGCCAGGTAATCCACTTTACGGAGTAATGAAGCACGCTATTTTATACACTACTCCTGAGAATCATGTAGTAGGTGTGGATGTAGCCGGTGATTCGGACAAGGTATCGGGATGGTACGAGCGTAAGGATCGCAAGTATTATATCGAAGGATTCCAAAGATTAGGTTACAACTTTATTTGCTGTGATCTACAAACGATCTCATATTAATGGGATGCTTAATTACAGATGGAGTAGGCATAACCTGCGATGCACTTAGACGAGTCGGGGGCGTTAATAAAAGAGCATATCTTTTTAACACCGAAGAAAAAACCGACATAGTTGTAGATGTAAGCGGATATGTAACTGACATAAATTTTGTAGCCTATGACGGGTTATATAAGTTTATTAGTCGGAAGCAAGCCCATTCCGGAGGGTACGCTGCACAGGTGCAGAGCCCAGGTGGCAATAGGTTTTTTAACCATGATGTGATACTCAAGTTATTCCCAGAAGACCCTACAGAAGATGCTGTATTAGAGGCGTTGTTAGTTGGAAATGTAGGAATAATATTAGAGGATAATAATCAGCAGTTCTTCCTATACGGAAATCAAAACGGGCTTGATCAATTGGACGGTACTCAGAACAGTGGCCAAGAGCAAGCAAGTGACATAGCCTACTCCTTGACATTTCAAGGACAAGAGCCAGAGATTCCTAAGAGGATATTGATCGTTGATTATGAAACGACCAAGAATTACTTAGATACATTAGTAGTCTAATAGTATTTTTCGTGTTTGGGTTTGGAGCAAAAAGGTAGCTAAAACTAGTTACCTTTTTTTTTGTTACATTTACTCATGGATAAGGCTCAATTAGCCCGATTACTAAACAAGAATGACGAGCGGCCTAATGATCATTGGCGCGCAGCATTCAGACTCTACACACTAGAGCACCCTAACCACTCTTTACACGTCGGTTGTAAGTCCTGCCGCTTAACGGTCCACAAATGGCTAAGAAATTAAGCATATGGCAGGTATATTTTGACGAGGCAACAAAGGCAACTTGTAAACCTGAATGGAATCACTATGATAATTCTGAAAAGCTTACTGAGTTCTTTGAAAATTCAGTCATTATCGACTTGCTGCACAGAGGCGTGCATGATGACGCTGACTATTTCGGTGTATTTAGTCATGATGTCGATCAGGGGATAAACTTTAGAGAGGACGGCTTAGTTTTTAATCCTGCCAATCTTGAGACAGTAGTCGATCAATATAGGGCTGATGTCTTTGCCTTCCAAAAGAGACGCAAGAACACCAATATCGTTACTCAGGCCGACCGGTATCATCCTGGCTTTGTAGAAATGATGAAAGCTGCCCTAGATTATGCAGGCTTTGACCTACCGAACCAACTAGATAAGATTGTACTATTCAATTACATGGTCTGTACGGGTGAATTTTGGGACCATTACGCTGAGGAGCTTTTAAAGCCCGTGATGCAGTTTTTAGAATATCATAGCCCTGCTTACAGTGATTCAGGATATGCGCTTATCGGCCGTCCTATGACACCAGAGAAGGCCGAGAGATTTACTAAGGCATTCGGGCGGCCTTACTATCCTTACCATCCGTTCATTTGTGAGCGGTTAGCATCCGTTTTTCTTCAATATCACCCACAATACACTTTCAAACATATTTTCTAATGGCTGATTTAAAAGAGTTCACAAAACAACTAGAAAACCTTTGCATAAAAGATGTAGAGGCGTATCGACATGAGACACACGTAGGCGTTAAAAACGCAGACACATCTAATACTATGTATTATGGCTTCAGTAAAAAATCTTGAACTTAAAATACAAAAACAAATGGACGATTTCCAGCAAGCATTATTAGAGGCAAATTTTCAGTATCAACTGATTGCATCCTTTGACAGAGAAATTGCAATACTACAGCCTAAAGTGACTAACAATATAGGCAGCGGTAAATACGAGCGATTAAAGGCACTCAAGAACGATGTGAAGATATTGAAGATGCTCTACAGAGAGAATCACAGGCTTATCCTGATGCACTATGAGCATATTGATGATATTAAGTTTGAAACGCTATGAGCGCAGCTACTTGTCGCTTCATTGGGAGGCTAGGCAATAACATGTTTCAGCTTGCGGCATGTATTGGCTATGCTGAGAAGAACAGAATGAAGTGGCACGCTCCGAGCGAGAATAAAGAAGCACCAGATTTTTACAAGTTCTTTCCAGAAGTGCCGGTAAGCCGAAAGACCTACCAGCCTTTTGCCTGTCATGACCCTTCGCAGTTCAACTATCAAGAGCTTCCTTACCAGTTTCACGGTATTTCATTAGTCGGATTCTTTCAATCCTTACGCTATTTTGAAGATAGCCAAGAGACAGTTAAGAAGGTATTCAAATTAGCACCTGAAAAAGGATTTGAGGACTATGTATCACTTCATGTTCGTAGGGGTGACTATGTGCGATATGCTGCACACTTTCCACCTCTTACCATGTCATATATTAGCAGGGCAATGGCGTACTTTCCTGGTAGAAAGTTCATGGTTTTCTCGGATGATCTGCCGTGGTGTAAAGCGAACATCAAAAACGCTGAATTTGCAGGAGGTAATGAATACGAGGATTTAAGCCTAATGGCTAGTTGTGGCGATCACATCATTGCAAACTCTACCTTTAGCTGGTGGGGTGCTTACTTAGGTGAAAATCCTGATAGGCGAATTATCACGCCAGATCATCGTAGGTGGTTTGGAAAGCATAACGGGGTGAAAGCTCCACCGGTAGACTTAATCCCAGCAGGCTGGCAGCAGATATGAAACAATTAGAACGAAAGCTAAAGGAAATTGCAAGGCTGATGCCTGCCGACTCAGACACATGCTATGAAGGGTACCAACCCACAGCAGAAGAACTAGAGGAAGATATCCGGCTCGGTCAATTAATGGCTGGTGCTAGTGATGAGGAAAAGGCCAAAGCAATAGTTATGGCAGAGCTTGGGAAGATTACCAGAAAGATACCCGTAATAGTACAGAAGAAGCACCTACGAAGGATTAGACGGGCTTACAATAGGTCTGGGATTGAAGGGGTTGTTCACTACGTTAAGCCGTACATGGTAGATGAGCACAGATCAGATACTATCGGTAAAATTAGACACTTCCTAAAATGAGAAAATGGAGGATATTCAAGCTCTACAGAATAACCGAGCATATTAATAATGGGTACATATTAGAGCATAGGCTGCACCCATTTGCTGATTGGCAATTACTATTAATTTATCCAAACAAAACAAACGCAATAGATGGAATTAGAAAGCACAGAGAAACCAAAGCAGAATACTTCTAGGCACATGGTAACCTTTACAGTATACAAAAGAAATTTTGCACCGTCAGAACAAAGTACAGACCTAGTGGTAGGCGATGTGGTAGAATGGTATCACAGCCTATTCACTGATAGAGAAATTGATAAGGTGATCATTAACTTCGCACTATACTTATGGTAACACTAGCAATAACAACCTACAACAGAATAGACATGACCCTCAAGAGCTTCGCTCAGGTCATTGATGATCCTAGAATCACAGAGATAGTCATAGTAGATGACTGTTCGACTGATCAGATATTCGCGGTACTCTTAGAGATGGTAGGCAAGATGGATAAAGTCAAGCTATACCGTAATGATAAGAACCTCGGCTGCTATCACAACAAGAGGCGAGTAGTGGAGCTATCTACTAACGAATGGGTGATACTCTTGGACTCGGATAATGTGATTGATTCGACTTACTTAGATTCGATCATCTTACCTATGAATCCTAAAGAGCTATACGCTCCAGACTTTGCTAGACCGCACTTTGATTACAGGCACTTCGCAGGTGCTGAGATTACATGGGCTAATATCCAGCAGTACAGCCATCAAAAACGCTTTGACTGCCTTATTAATACTTGTAACTTCATGGTCAATCGTGCTGAGTATCTAAGGGTATTCGATCAGGACATGAAAGAGCCATGGACAGCCGATACCCTCTACTTCAATTACTGCTGGCTAAAGGCTGGTAATGAGATTCATGTAGTGCCTGGCATGGCTTATGAGCACGTTGTTCACGATGGTTCGCACTACCAAGAGCATGTAAGAAAGACGGGCGATCTTGCCGAAAAACTAATGAAGGAAATGACATGAGGGCTTTAATTCTAGGAGCAGGAGGATTTATAGGATCGCACATGGTGGAGCGGTTAAAGTATGAAGGTTACTTTGTAGTTGGGGTGGATCTAAAATACCCAGAGTTTGGAGAAACGAAAGCGGATAGATTTCATATCTACGATCTACGAGAGAGCAGAAACGTAGAGGCGGTAATGCGCTATTATAAATCAGGATTCAGCTATTCCGATTTACCTTATGAGGAGCTTGAACCATTTGATGAAGTCTATCAGTTTGCTTGTGACATGGGCGGGGCGGGGTTTGTTTTCACCGGTGAGAATGATGCGGATATTATGCACAACTCAGCACTAATAAATCTGAATGTCTGCCAATATGCTACGACTGAAAAGATATTCTATTCGTCAAGTGCTTGTATCTATCCAGAAGGCAAGCAGATGGAGACGGACAACCCAGGACTACATGAGCTAGACGCTTATCCTGCTGATCCAGATTCAGAGTATGGCTGGGAGAAGCTATTCAGTGAGCGGCTTTATTTAGCTTATGCACGGAATAAGGGATTGAATGTAAGGATTGCACGCTTTCACAACATTTATGGCCCTAAAGGCACATATGATGGAGGCCGAGAGAAAGCACCCGCAGCAATGTGCAGGAAGGCTATTAGATCAACCGGTACTTTTGAAGTATGGGGGACAGGTCAGCAGACGAGATCATTTCTCTATATCGGTGATTGCATAGAGGCAGTTAGATTATTGATGCAAAGTGACTACAAAGAGCCGATTAATATAGGAAGTGAGGAAGCCATCAGCATTAATGGTTTAGCTCAACTAGCTATTGATGTATCAGGCAAGAGGCTGAGGATTAAAAATATACCATCCGATGCAATAGGGGTGATGGGGAGAAACTCAGATAATAGAATTATCATAGCGGAGCTAAAATGGTGGCCGAAAGTAAGCCTAGCAGAAGGACTAAAACTAACGTACGAATGGATAGCGGAGAGAGAGAAGCAGTATTAAGTCTAGTCCCCTACTTCCATCCTTGGCGGGTGGTGGTGGACGTTGGTAGCAACAAGGGGGAGTGGTCTGATCTGCTGATCAACAACACAGACGAGCACTTTCTATTCGAGCCTAATAGAAAACTATTCCATTACACTCAGATTAAGTACGCTGCATTAAGGCATGTGAAGTATTACAACATAGCTTTAGCAGATACAGAGGTGGGCGGTAAGTTCTACCAATACCATGATGAGCACAACGGCCAGAGCGGAATCTATATTAAGCCGTTTGATTTACCCTATACTGAGAGGCTGATTAGATTCTTTCCTCTTGATAATAAGTCTTTTGATCATATCGACTTTCTCAAGATAGATGTGGAGGGTGCGGAGTTACTGGTATTACAAGGAGCGGAGGAACACCTAAAAGCGAAGCGGATCAAGTTTATCCAGATAGAGACAGGACACCAGCCTACAGGAGAGAAGATCACTGAGCTTGTGACTAAATACGACTATATGATCTACCGTTACGATGACGGATTTAAGCGAGCCAAAATAGACGATTCAATTAGAGAAAATCTATACATCATGCAGGAATTTACAGAATACTGGAATAGTGAGTTCATCAAGAACACCAAAGGCATGAAGTTCGACCTAGCTTTAGAGATAGGATCGTTCGAAGGATTGACTACTTGCCATATTTGCGACTTCCTATTGAATGAAGGCGGGCGGGTGGTCTGTGTTGATCCTTTGGCTGATGAATACCTAGTAGAAGAACTAGACGAGGAAGCCCAGAAGATGAACAGCGATTTTAAGCAGTTCAAAGGTCAATATGATAGATTCATAAGAAACACCAAAGGAAAGCCCGTAGAGCTTAAAAGAATGACATCCAGAGAAGCCCTGCCTGATATGCACGCGCTGAGGTTTGACTTCATCTACATTGACGGAGATCACAGAGAAGGAGCAGTTTATGAGGACGCTGAGTTATGCTGGAAGGTATTAGCTGAGGGGGGCCATATGTTGTTCGATGATTACGGCTGGGCGTCTACTAAGAAGGGCGTTAATAAGTTCATCAAAGGAAGGCGTCCGAAACTGGATATTATTATCAATGATTATCAACTAATGATAAGAAAAAAGCATGTTGAGTAGTTACAAAGCATTTGTCAATTTAGACCATAGGAAGGATAGGCTGGTCCATATGCAAGGCCAACTCTATAAGGCAGGCATTGAAGCCGAGCGAGTAGCCGGACTATTGCCGCATGAGGTAGACGTTGATCCTAGAAAGACAAGAGTGATGCAGAATAGAACGCCGGGCGCAATAGGCTGTATGTTGTCACAGATGAGCGTGATGGAGACGGCTTTGGAAAAAGGAAAGCACGCCTTTGTAATGGAGGATGATCTTCACTTTTGTGATGACTTCCAGGATAGGGCTAATTACATCAGCGAGTGGATGGATAACAATGACTGGGACGTGTTCTGGCTAGGTGGGACAGTACACCATAAGCCGACATGGTGGCACGCTGAAAGGCATAATCACGAGTTGAGGCAATGTAAGTGCAATCTTGGCAGGGACATGGAGCCGACCAACGATAAGCATATAATAAGAACCTACGGAGCTTTCTGCACTTATGCCTATGTAGTAAATGTCAATAGCATTGAGAAGGTGTTAAAGCAGCTCCATGATTGTATGCACTTTAGTATCGGTATTGATTGGTCTTTTATCTACCTTCAACCAAATCTAAAGACCTATATGTTTGTTCCAGGATGTGTTAAGCAAATAGACAACTTATCGGATATTGGAGTTAATCCAGACGGTACAGCAGGCATGACCAAGTTTTCTGGCTTCCTTAAATTAAATGGAACCTTTGAAAATTCGGCTTATGTATATCAGGATCGAATAGAGGATTTTAACGTAGATAATTGGATATGGTAAGAAAGAGAATTGTAAAAATAACTAACCCGCTATCAATACACGATTTCGGAACATTCCTAAAGCAAAAAGGATTGCTATACGCAGGGGCTGAGATAGGAGTAGCTGAGGGGCGAAGCTCTACCGAGTTTATGGGCTGGGGATTCAAGAAACTTTACCTAGTCGATATGTGGGCAACAATCCCAGGGCAGGCAGGGGACGCGAGCCAGTCGCAAACTTGGCATGATAAGAACCTTAGAGAAGTGAGGGAACGGATGAAGGGTAAAAATGCAGTCATATTAAGGGGTGATAGCGTGGCAATGGCTGCTCAGGTGCCGGATAAATCACTAGGATTTGTTTACATAGATGCAAACCACAGCTACGAGGGAGCCATGAGGGATTTAATAGCATGGACACCTAAACTAAAGGCAGGGGGGATTATGGCAGGCCATGATTATAACGCACTCTACGGAGTGAAGAAAGCAGTTGATGAGTTCACCAAAGGCAAAGCAATTAAACTACCAGAACAAGCAGAGGAAAACGCAGGATTCTATTATTATGTTGATTGATATAATTGAACTATCTAAGAAATACCGCTTTCAGCCTACGGGCGTGCTTCACATAGGAGCGAGCGAAGGACAAGAGGCAAACACCTACCACAATTTAAAAGTGGATAGGGTGGTCTGGATAGAGGCGATACCTAATATCTATGACAGGTTGAAGCAGCACCTCGGCAGATATCCAAATCAGGAAGCGGTGCATGCTTGTATAGGTGATGTGGAAGGTAAGCACGTGGGATTCAACATAGCGAACAACGGAGGACAGTCATCATCCCTTTTAAAGTTCGGCACTCATGCTCAGGTTCATCCCGAAGTGAAGTTTGTTGATAAGGTAATGATGGAAATGCGAAGGATAGATTGCATGGATTACGATTGGAGCGGGCTGGACTTCCTGAATATTGACCTGCAAGGTGCAGAGCTGATGGCACTCAAAGGGATGGGTCCAGTTTTGGATCAGATAAAGTTTGCGTATTTGGAGATCAATGAGCGTGAACTATACAAGGGCTGTCCGTTATTCCCAGAGCTAAATCAGTTCATGAAGGATAAGGGGTTTGTATTTAAGGAGAAGCAGCTTTGTGGAAATACTTTCTGGGGCGATGCATTCTGGATGAAGCCATGATCTGCGAAGCATATATTGTAGCTTGGAATGAGGCCGAAACAATCGACCTAACGATAGCGCATTATCAGCAGTATTGTGAACAGATTACTATCCTAGACAATTACAGCGATGACGGCACTAGAGGGATAGCTGAGGAAATGGGCTGCATTGTCAAGAGCTTTGGAGTTAAGGGCGTGCTGGACGATAAGGAGTACTTGAAAGTCAAGAATGAATGCTATCGGTTAAGCCGTGCAAAGTATGTAATAGTCTGCGATTCAGACGAGATATTATGGCACCCTAATTTGAAAGAGATACTAGCCAATGACACGGCCACGATCTTCAATACTATCGGCTGGGATATATTCAGCAATGAGATGCCACAATACGACTATCTTGAGATCCAAACGGGTATCTTTTCGGGCAACTATTGCAAGAAGATAATTTTTAGCCCAAAGATAAGCATCAATTACGGCTATGGATGCCACACATGCAGCCCAGTAGGCCGCGTAAGACCTTCAAATAAGAATCTTACATTATTCCACTATAGAAACATTGGAGGCTATGAGCGGCTCTCTAAACGTCATGAGCAGTACCGGAAAAGACTAAGTGAACATAATAAAGCATTCGGGCTTGGCTGTCATTATTCATTTCCAGAAGAACAGAGAAAACGTGAATACTATGAGAAAGCAGAAAACGCTATTGAATACTCTACTTTCGATCCTAAAGGGGTGGACATTCTGGCTATTTAATCGAGGCACTTTTTACAGTGATAAGCGGA